ATATAATAAAAAGGGTCCAAAAATGTGTCATATTCGTAAAATGTGAATCCGTCATATTTAGCAGTCGGCACACTAGAGTGCTAATAAATTATATATTTTAGGAATATTTTTAAGTACTAATAAATTATATATTTAAGGAATATTTTTATGAGAAAACAATCTGATTGGAGACCTCTCATTCTCTCGTGTGGATGTTTCCTAATTCTAATGACAATTATTTGCTGGGTGGTGTTTTGGTTATAGATAAGATTAAATTTGTTAAAAATCATTGGGAGCATCCCGATGGAACACCAATAAATTACGAAAAAGAAATTCAAAAATATTACCGTAACTGGAATAAATACTTGAAATTAATTGAGGTAAAGAAATGAATAGGTTAAAAGAACTAAGAGAAAAGAAAAATATATCACAAAATCTTTTTGTGATAGATCTCAATCATTTTTTGGATACTCATTTAGATAAATATAAAAAAACAGCGTGGAATTAAAAAAATAACTTTTGAAACAGCTTAATGATATGAGTGGCTTAAGAGAATTTTTGGAGGACTAATAATGAAAATTGTTGATAAGACAAAATATAAGCAAGAAAAATGGCAATTAGGCGATGTATTGAAGGATAATAATGGAACTGTTGGGCTGATAGTTCAAGACCGTATGCAGGGATATCATTTGATAAACGTAACAGATAATTCCATATTTACCGATGAATATGACACTCTTACAGATTTACAGACGAATATCCGAAACCTCTGGCACAAAGTAAATGCAAGTCTGGTGATTGAATGATGCTTTGCAGTGCAGTTGCCTTTGTAGAAGGCTATAATCCTAAAATTAAACTCAGCCAGAAGCAATTGCTTAATATGGTGCATCAAATTAAGCCTAATGAACCTTTGCCAAAAGAAGTGGATGGCTATAAGGTTAAACCGTGTGACGATTATTCGAAAAGATATTTAATTTATATTTTTTACAGATTGGAGAACTAGACATGAAAATTGTAAATAAAACAAACGACACTTGGAAAATTGGAGATACAGTAATCGATAATGACGGAAGAAAAGGAATAATTAAAGAGGATGAAAACAACGATTTATTCATTGTCCGTCTAGATGATAAACATGCAGGAGATTACTATAACGGATTGATTTATGAATGGGGAGATAGCATGCAGCAATTACAATATAATGCTCCTAAATTTCATAAAGTCAACGATAACGAGGACTGGCAACCTGGTGATTTTGTAAAAAATCTGGATGGAAAAATAGGACTAATTACTTATGACAACGATAGAGGTGTTTGCATCTTAGCAACTAAAGGTGCCGATGCTTTTAATGTAGCTGTACCTTTGCTTGCGACAATGTATACTAGTTTATCGGAATTTCAGAAAAGCTTAAAAACCGAATGGCATAAAGTACCTTCGAAAGTTATTTTAGGAGAAGAATAATGTGGTTTTTTTCTGGTGAAGATTGGCAATGCCCAAAATGCAAAATTAATAATGAGATTGGAACTAGTGTAAATAATATAGCAGCATCAAAAAGCTTAAATTATCTTTTTACTGAATTTATTCATGTTCCATTTATTTGTAATAATTGCGGTCATAAAGAAATTATAGTAGTTGAATGTAATGTATTTACTAATACATATGACATAAAATACAAAAACACTGCTTTACAAAATAAAGACATAAAATGGAGAGATAAATTGCTCAAAGAAGCTGGATTAATCATGGGAGATTAATCGATGAAAACGCATGAATTGAAAATTTTACCTGAGTACTTTAAAGCGCAAGCTGAAGGTAAAAAGAATTTTGAAATCAGAAAAAATGATCGCGGTTATAAGATAGGAGATTGGATATATTTAAGAGAATATGATCCAAAGAATGAAAAATATACTGGAAAACTAATACTGGTAAAAATAACCTATATTACGGATTACAAACAAAGAGAAGGTTATGTAGTATTAGGAACTAAACCTGCTTATAGTGTGACGTGGTAACTAGAAAAGGATTAAATAATGAAAGTTAAGACAATTAGTGATTCCAAACTTAAAAGCTTTGATAACAACATTAATATTTTTTTGTCAACATCGACACATTGTAGATATCAAATTTAGCGTTAATTTAACATCTACTGTCTTTTATTCAGCTTTAATCATGTATGAAGATCTTTAAATGAGTACAGCAGTAATAATTGCGATGTATGGATGTATAAGCGTGAGTTTAGTAATCGATATAGAAAAACAAATTAAAACTCAACGTATGCTTAAACAATTAAATGAAACAATGGATTCACATTTGGAAACTTGTAGTAAAGTGCTTAAAAAGCTTAGCAAGTTTTCTAATAATCAAGAGCAGATTAATCAAAAGTTAAAGTTGGCAGAAAACATACACTGGGTAGCAATTAAACTCATCGTTAATGAAATTCATAGTAGGAGATAGGAATGAAAGGAAAAATAGCACTATTAATATTAGGAGTTGGATTATTAGCAACAGGTTGTAGCTCTAGTCAATCTGATGGTCCTGAAAATATCAGTTTTGATGATGGAGAAAATTCAATTGTTGTTGATAGTAAAACAGGCGTGGAATATATCAAGACTGAAATCCAAACAAGAAAAGGCTGGTATTACACTTATTGCCCACGATTTGATAAAGACGGTAAACCAATGATTTATAAGAAGGGAAAATAAAATGGCAGACAACTCAAATAAGAAATTAACAGGAAAGCAATTATCGTTTAATGCTGATATTAAGAACTTTAAAGCAGATAGCGGTAATGTGGTTATTACTATGAATGCCAGTTCTAAAGATATTGATTTGAACATTTTAAATTCTATTGTTTCTAATTCGGTAACTGTAGATTTAGTTAGTGTTCAAACTAAATTATTAGAGGAGCCAGTAAATGACTAGACTATATAGCGTTAATGATAATGTTTTAATTCAAATGGATATTGGTGAAGTTTATAGTCGTTTGTCAATGACAACACCGTTCCCTGCAACGAGAGCAGATGGTCATCGAATTGTTATAAATCCTCAGGCTATATTTTATGTAGAAGAGGAGGAAGCCAATGCCTAAGCATGATGAACATTATATTCAAAATCAAATTCTAGTAGCATTATCTGCTAACGGTTGCGATATTTATCGTATTAATGTAGGTAAAGTACCCATAAGAGATAATAATGGTAAACTAATTAGAATATTTAGAGCTGGTCCTCCTAATGGGCATCCCGACTTATATGGATTTATTCAAAAGACACATGAAATCTTTTATATTGAAGTTAAAGATGAAACTGGTAAACCGCGTCCTGATCAAATTAGATTTCATGAACACTTGCAGAAATACGGTATAATTCATGGCATTGCGCGTAGTGTGGATGATGCTCGAATGATAGTCGAAGGTGCACTTGTAGGCTATGGTTTTGATGATTATGAAGGAGGAATTGCATGACGCTTTCTGTAGAGTTCTATGATTATTTACATAAATTGGAAAAAGGTGGATCAATTAATCGTTTTGATATGGATAGCCCAGAGCTTAATAAACTTCATGAGCTGGCTTCTGGAACGTTTGAAGATAGACGAGCTAATTGTATTAAGCTTCTTGAACGAGGATTTGATAAGTGGGAAATCTCTGCTGAAACAGAGTTTGCAGTGTCAGTTATTGAAATTTTTCGTAGAGAAGCAAGAATTCCGATTGTACCTCACTATAACTATTTAATTGATGGTAAGTTTTATACAGATTTAAATGCACTACGTAAGGCTTTTAAAATACCTACTACTGCTGGTGCAGTTGACTATCTTTGTGACAGACGCCATAAAGCTTACCATTTAAAAAAGTTTCATTGGGAACAGATACCATTAGGTTCGCACATGATCGATGGGTGCGGTACAGAACGAGTTAAAGATTCTTATGATATCAGGACTTACAAGCAATTTTAGTCTACTTGTTACCATACCTTTTAACTATTATATGTATTAAAATATAGAAATGAGGTATTAAAAATAACAGTTAAATTGAGGAGTGAAACTGTGAGTTTACTATTTAAAGAATTGGACTGCAATAAAACATGTGACAAAGTTGATGACTTTTTAACTGACGATTTAGAAAAGTTGATCCTGATGGCTGGTCGTAGTTTAACTGATTTGCGATCGCCAAGTTTATCGCTTGCACCTGGTCATTCTAGTGGAGCTAATCATGCTGAAGCAAGCATAATTCGTGGACTTAATGCAGAAGCTGAAATAAGAGCAATCCATCATACCATTTACCATCTACCTGAAATGTCAAAAATAATAATGCGTGATCTCTACATTTATCAAATGGAGGGTTGGCAAGTAGCTGATGCAATTAGATATGGTCATACTCAATATAATGTACTAAGACGTAGAGCACAGCTATTCTTTGCCGATAGCTTCGATCATTGGCAAAGATACATGGCTTGTTCACCAATCATAGATTTGCATCGATATAAAAAAGACCGGAATAATACCGGCAATCTTGCGGAATAATAGCGATGGTTGAGCGGTTAGAATATAAGCTATAGTAGTATTGTGAGTTAATTCGAAATACGTAATACTTACACAAAACTCCTATTTAATAGGCTGGTAATGGTTCGACTCCATTATCAGTCATCAGATATCGCAAGCATCAATTTTAATTGTTATATTTTTATTTAGGTCATTTACAATTTACATGCTTTATCTGCTTACGATATCGCTGGAGAGTTTGCTTATTGAAATAGCAAGCTCTTTTTATTTTGCACAAATTAAGGTGGTGGTGAATATGCGATGAGTAAAATGGAAGATGCAAAAGCAGATTATCTGGCTGGTATGAAGTACAAAGATATTGCTGCTAAGTATGGCGTTGCTCTTAGTACAGTAAAGTCGTGGAAGACAAGAAATAAGTGGCAACGGAATAATGCAACCAAAAAGAAAAGTATGCATATGAAATCAAAAAGTACGCGTACAAAATCTGAAAAAGTTGCACCATCTTTACCACCACCACCAGAATTGCCAGATAATGATGAACTTAATGATAAGCAAAAAGCCTTTTGTTTGTATTATTTACAGCGATACAATGCGACCTGGGCTTATCAACGGGCATATGGTGGAAGTTATGAATCAGCGTCAACTAATGGATCACGACTGATGGGAAATACTAAGATTAAAAATTATCTTACTGAGCTTAAAAAGCAGCAATCCCAGGAGCTATTTGCCACTGCCAACGATATTCTATTGCGTTATTTACACCAAGCTACTAGCAATATTAGTGATGTTCTTTCATTTAGAACTAAGAAGCATTTAGTCTTTTACAAAGTACGCGATAAGAATGGTCCTTATGAGGATTCAAATGGCAAGTTTAGGTATGAGCCAAAAATTAATCCTGAAACAGGTAAGCAAGACTTTTACTATGAAAATATTGTTGAATTAAAAGATAGTAAGGACATTGATACATCTACCATTAAGAGCATTCGTATTGATAAAGGCGAAGCAGTTGTTGAAATGGAAGATCGTCAGAAAGCAATGCAGATCCTTCTTGACCGCTTGCCTGAGCCTGAGGTTAATGATGGTAGCACGACTTCACTACTCAATGCTTTAATTGGCGGAATGAATAAGATATGGAGCGAAGATGACAATGAAAACAGTTAGATTCAATTTCACTCCATTTTCAAAAAAGCAACTCCAAGCATTAAGCTGGTGGGCTAATCCTGATTTAAAGGATTATGAGGCTATTATTTGCGATGGTTCAGTTCGTGCCGGCAAGACCGTAGTAATGTCCCTCTCTTACATATTGTGGTCGATGACTAATTTTACAGGTCAGCAATTTGGTATGGCCGGTAAGACTATTGGCTCTTTTAGGCGTAATGTGTTGCGTCCATTAAGAAGTATGCTAGAGAGCGAAGGATACATAATACATGATTCTCGCTCTGAAAATATGATAACCATCAGCAAAAATGGGCATACGAATTATTATTTCGTCTTCGGCGGTAAAGATGAAGCTTCACAGGACTTGGTTCAAGGTATTACCTTAGCTGGATTCTTTTTTGATGAAGTTGCACTTATGCCAGAATCATTTGTTAATCAGGCTACTGCAAGATGTTCGGTTAGTGGCTCAAAGATGTGGTTTAACTGCAATCCCGCTGGCCCCTATCATTGGTTCAAACTTGACTGGATTGACCAGATGAAAGATAAACGTGCACTGCGACTTCACTTTACAATGCACGATAATCCATCCCTAGATAGCGTAACAATAGGTAGATATGAGCGTATGTACTCAGGCGTGTTTTATCAACGTTACATTCAAGGTTTGTGGGTTATGTCAGAAGGTGTTATCTATGACAACTTTGATAAAGATACTATGGTTGTCAAAGAATTACCTAATCATTTTGAAAAGTACTATGTTTCATGTGACTACGGAACACTTAACCCAACGGCCTTTCTATTGTGGGGGTTAAATCATGGTACCTGGTACTTAATCCAAGAGTATTACTACTCAGGACGTGCTACTGCTCATCAAAAGACAGATGAAGAATATTGTGAGGACTTAAAAAAATTTCTTGGCAATATTAAAGCTGAAATGATTATTGACCCTTCGGCTGCATCATTTAGTGCAACATTAAGGCAGAATGGCTTTAGGGTTAGGAAAGCTAAGAATGATGTGCTAGATGGTATCAGAGTTACCCAGACGGCTATGAACGAGGGAAAGATCAAATTTAGCATGAATTGTCCTAATCTTTTTAAAGAATTAGCTAGCTATGTTTGGGATGATAAAGCAGCAGAACATGGAGAGGATAAGCCGGTTAAACAGCACGACCATGCTTGTGATGCAATGAGATATTTCGTATACACAATTATTTACAAGAAAGTTACTGCAAAGGTTACTGTACGTCCTAGAGTACGTGGCTTATAGAAGGAAGGTGTAAAAGTGGCAGTTGTAATTGATAAAGATTTACTTGGTGATGTTAATGAGCCGAATATTAAAGCAATCAACTATGCAATTAGAGAATTGCAAAATCGCAAAAAACGGTTAGACAAGTTATCTGATTATTACAATGGTAAGCAAGAAATTGAAAAGCATGAATTTGATAATGCTACCGTTGAAGCAGCTAATGTGATGGTTAATCACGCTAAATACATTACTGATATGAATGTGGGCTTTATGACCGGTAACCCTGTGAAATATGTTGCTGAAAAGGGCAAAAATATTGATGATATCCTAGAAGTATTTAATCAAATTGATATTCATAAACATGATATTGAGCTAGAAAAAGACTTGTCAGTATTTGGCTATGGCTATGAATTGTTGTACCTCAAGAAGACTGATCCAATCTCTGTTAGGGATGAATTAGGAAATGAAAAGCTTACTCCTAATACTGAACTTAAAATTGAGGTAATTGATCCAAGAGCAACCATTGTAGTTTGCGATGATACTGTTGAGCATGAGCCTTTATTTGCAGTATTTACGCAAGAAAAGAAAGACTTAGATGGTAATACTAATGGTTATAGTATTACTGTTTATATGCCTCAGCGAATTGTAGAGTATCGTACAAAAATGTCTATGGAAGTTTCAGCAAATGACCCAATTGTTTATGATGGCGAGAATTTATTTAGCGCAGTTCCAATAATTGAATTTAGGAATAACGAGGAAAGACAAGGCGACTTTGAACAGCTCATCTCTTTGATTGATGCTTATAACTTATTACAGACAGATCGTATTTCTGATAAGGAAGCATTTGTTGATGCAATACTTGTTACCTTTGGTTTTGGCCTAGATGATAACGAAGACATTAAACGCTTGAATCGTGGTGCAATTGAAGCCCCTCCCCGTGAAGAGGGTGCTGACATTGAGTGGTTGACAAAGAGCTTTGATGAAACACAAGTCAACTTACTCAGTCAATCTATTGAAAATGACATCCACAAGATTTCATACGTGCCAAATATGAATGATGAAAAGTTCATGGGTAATGTTTCTGGTGAAGCAATGAAGTTTAAACTATTTGGCTTAGAAAACTTGCTATCAATTAAACAGAGATATTT